CATCAGATATATATGGTTGTAGTGCAGGTATGAAACAAGCAACAATAAGTAAGATAAAAGTTATAGTCCATGCTTCATCTTTCCAACTATTGTCACTAGCATCTATAGCTTTTTCTTCCCATGATCCATCTTGTTCTACTTTCTTTACTTGTGCCTGAACCTTTGCAACTTCTAATTGTTGTTTAGCTTTGGCTTTTTCTTTCTTACCCTCAAGCCAAGTAGTAGCAATGTTTGCTATTGGTCCTAATAATTGTAACATTAATACACCCTCACTTTCTCTTCATCTACTCGTGGTACAAGTTTACAAATACAGTTGTATTCCATGTTCTCACCAGTAGCACTATCATATGTTTGATTACTTAAATACTCTGTATAGAATGTGCAGTCAGCAACATTTCTAAAATAGATTGCTCCTTGTGCCACACCATTAAGATAACAAGCCAACATAAATGCAGTCATATGATACCTTTCTTCTTAGCTATTACTGCAAGTACAGTTACTACACCTGCAAGTAAAGTAGTTATTAGTATAATTAAAATAATTTTTAAAACCAGTTCTTTGATTTCTTCTTTACGTTTCTTAGCTTTTTCTGCGGCTTCTTTTCTAGCTTTACGAGCTTCAGCACAATATGCTTGATAGTCAGTCCATAAACCTGCCCTACCATATAGTTGCATATACTCTCTTAGCTTGTCATGTTTCACTCGTATCTGCTCCAGTGCCATAAACTCTTCGAGATCATTATCAGTTTTACCTAATAAATTAGTCCAGATACTATTACGTTTTCTATGGAGATCTTTCTGTAGCTGATCCTCAGCACTCACAAAACGACTTATCGCATTCCCTGCTGAGGCTATATCTTTACCATTTTCGAGTGTTTGTTTGATGACTGCAAAAGCACTATTCGCTATCATTAGCATTTCTAGCACAGTGTCACCTCACATTCAGAACCTTATCTATCTTATCTTCTAGTCTATGCAAGGCTTCCATTACACGACCAGACGTATCACGCAAATCTTGTCTTGTTGCGTATTCTTCTCTTGTTTTATTTAGAAGTATTTGTAATCGTTTTACTTCTGTAAACATTTTATTAAATGCCCAACCAAATGGTACAACTATCATAGTCAGGATTATGTTCCAAAATAACATTGGGTCAATGCTTTCCATTACTAACCTTTCAACGCTTTTACGTCTGCCTCAAGTGTTTCTATTCTTGTCATAGCTTCTTGTAATGCTTTCACTGCTTTCATGTAGAGTATTGAAGATTTAACTGTTTTTGTCTTTGTTTCTAAATTAGTTACTTTTCCATCTGTATCTATTTTTGTATCTCTATGTTCTGTAACAAGACCATTCATTCCTGCTGTTTCAAGTTCTTGTGCAACAACACCTATTTGCCACAAATCATCGCTATCTCCTTTAGCAGAAACTTGTTCTTTTAATTTAAATTTACGAATTTTTAATGCTTTGATATCTTCCCATTGTGATGAAGCATCTTTAATTTGCTCTTTAAGTTTTTCATCAGATAAAACACCATAGCTATTATTTTGATTTAGTACATTACCATTGTTTTGAATTTGTAATCTATTATTAGAAGTGTCAGCACAAGCGAAAAAATACTCATTACCATCATTATCAGCAGAACCTGTAGTTTGAAGTGACATAACATAAGGATTATTTGCGTTTATGTTTGTGAAAAAATGTGCAACATCACCAGAAGCATTGCCTTCAAAAAACCATTGAGTGCTAGTATTATGCGCTCTTACATTCCCATCACCATCTGATAATACAAGATAGTTGTTTGCTGTTCTTATATCTAAACCACCTTGATTGCCATTATATGAACCAAGAATTGTGTTTTTGCTACCAGTTGTAACTTCTGCACCAGAGCCACCAGTAGAAGGGTCATAAGCACCAACAAATGTATTTTGGTCACCAGTTGTAACAAGTCCTGCATCAGCACCAATACAAGTATTATATTGACCATCATCTACAGCACCACCTAAAGCTGAGTATCCAACCGCTGTATTTCTACCTCCAGTTGTTATACCATCACCAGTTCCTGATCCAATTAATGTATTTTTAGTTCCAGTAGTAACAGCTTTACCAACATTATATCCAACAGCAGTATTATCAATAGAAGTATTACTAGTTGTGTTTTGTACTAATAAAGCATTTGAACCTACAGCGACTGAATTATGACCTCTAGTTTCTGCATTTCCAGACTTATGACCAATAAAAGTGTTATTTCCAGCATCAGTTTGATTTTGTCCTGTTGCATGACCTATTAAAGTATTCTTAGTGCCAGTAGTTACTGCTGTTCCTGATGCATTACCTACTGCAACATTTAAAGAATCTGTGGCACTACCATAATTTTGTGTTTTTAATGCTCTGAAACCTATAGCAACACTTCCACTACCATTTGTGTTTGTGCTTAATGCTTCAAATCCAACCGCTGTATTATTATCTGCTACTGTCTGAGCATCTCCTGCCAGACCACCAACGAAAGTGTTATAAATTCCTGTTGTAATAGCATTTCCTGCTATACTGCCTATTGCTACATTATAATTATCTGTTGATGAAGTAAAATTTTGAGTTGCTAAAGCATTATCACCAATAGCTACTGCGTGGTCACCTAATGTATCAGTAGTTAATGCACGATTACCCAGTGCCACATTTGTGTTGCCAGTAGTTAAAGCATCACCAGTTTCATTACCAATAAGGGTATTTTTATTACCAGTTGTTATGCTTGTTCCAGAATTAAAACCAATGGCTACATTGAATGTTTGTGCCGCAGACGTAAAATTTTGTGTTGACAATGCACCATGTCCAACAGCAACAGACGCAGTTCCAAGTGTATCTGTTTTAAGTGCTTCAAAACCTATACCAACATTTTTATCTGAGGTTGTTATTGATGTTCCTGCTTCATCTCCAACAAAAACATTTTTTTCACCTCCACTAGCTAAAGCGTCACCTGCATTTACTCCTGCACGATAATTAGATGTACCTAGTGTGTTAGTAAAAGGTTGCTTTAGTATATTAGCTACGTTCCTTGCTCTTGTCACATTAGTCTCCTATAAATGTATCTGCATCTTTTATAGCTTTGTCTATAATTGTAAAATCTTCTTTATCCCAATCAGTCAATGTCTTTTGATACTTGAGATATCCAACACTACGAGCAACTTTTTCTTTCTTCTCGTCATGTGTTAGATCATATCCAAAAGGTATAATTTCATTACCTTCTGAGTCTTTGTCTAAATCATTACCTTTTTCATGAGTAGAAATTAAAACATTAATTATATCTGCTCCATCTAAGCAAGCCTTATATGCTTGTGTTATTTCTTGTGCTGTTCTTGTCATTATGCACTCTCCAATGCTGTAATTCTAGCTTCTAACTCTTGTATTGTTTTTACTAGTAAAGGCACAAGTTTACTTTGGTCTATCTGTTGATAATCAGGAACCGTTTTACTTGCAACCCATGTTGTATCTTCTGCATAGATTGGATCTATCTTATTACCATCTTCATCAACAGTTGCTTTACCTTCTTTCCATTTTTTCTCACTTATGTTATCTGCTAAAAAAGAACCATCTGCATTTAGAACAACATTTTTAATTTCTTGTGTTGCATCTTTTTCTCCAGTGGTGGCTTCAGGAACTACACTTGATACTTCATGTGCAAGAAATCCATCTACTGTAGTAGCTGAATCTTTTTTCCAATTAAATCTTGCAGGTTTAAGTTGTTTTAATCTACTTGTTGCATCAAAATCATAACTTACATTTTCTTTTAATCTATAGTCTGATGAGGTATTAAATTGTGTAGATGTTGTATTTACCTGAATACTACCTACTACATTTCCACTATTATCTCTAAATTTATCTGAAAAATAAAAATGATTACCACCTGAATTAGTTTGTCTGTAAAGGCTTCCTGAACTTACTCCAGTTTGAACAATGATAGCACTTGTGCGAATATTTGAATTAAATGTAGCATCACCACCCTCTGACATATCTAGTGTAAGAGCAGTTATTTCAGAGTTATTATCAACCCCTCTTAATTTTAAATCACTATTATTTTTCATGGCTTTGATTACAAAAGAAGAAGTTGTGGTAGAAGTATCTCGTTGAAATAAACCCCAATCTGTACCACCATCTTGTAATTTTATATCACGATCATCTGCATCTAGAATAATATCACCTTGTGAATCTATAGTTGTATCACCATTAAGACTTGCTATAGTTCCATTTGTGCCATCGCTTGAAAGCATAAGATCAGCACCTGCACCAAATTGTATATTATTGTTATCAGCTATTTTAATATCGTGATTAAATATGGCAGTTCCTGCATCTGACATATCAAGAGTAAGTGCAGTTACCTCTGCACCACCATCATTGCCTTTGAATAATACATCTTTATCTTGAACTGATGATTGGATAACAAAATCAGTTGATGAGTTTGTAAATTTAGCAATGGTTGTGCCATCATCATTAAAAAATATATCACCTCCATTTGCATCAAGAACGATATCACCCTCTACATCTAATGTTAAATCACCACTAGATAAATCAATCTCTGTACCATCTATAGTTATATTATCTACTGTAACACCACCGTTAGCTGTAATAGCACTAGATCCAATATTAATATTACCAAATCCGCTTGTGATTGATCCTGAGTTCAATGCACCAGTAGACACAATATTTGCAACTTCAAATGTGCCAAATGTAACAATATCGACTACATCTCCACTAGATAATGCACTAGCAAAAACAACAGAAGTTCCTGATGTTACAGTAACATCTGTGCCATTTACCATTTTAACACCATTTAGGTATACATCTATAAACCCTGCATCATATGCTAAAGTATTACTATTAGCTTCTGCAAAACCAGTTCCAGATGCACCAGTTAGCGTTGTTGGTGTACCAGTAATGTTATATGTAAATCTATCTGATGTGCCATTTACTGATGACCCAGCATTTTGAAAACCACTTGATCCAAAGACTTTAAGTGTATTTGCAGTAGTATCAAAGACTAAATCACCAAGATCATTATCAGCCCCTGGCACTCCTGCTTGTACTCTGTATCTTTCAGCAAAACTATTTACACCTGATAAGTTTGATGCAACAGTATTTACATTTGATATTGACCCACCAACATTATTAACATTAGTTATTGCACCTGCTACTGTATTTATATTACTAGCATTACTTACTACTGAGTTTATGTTAGTAGCATTGCTTACAGCAGAATTAATATTACTAGCATTACTAACTGCGGCATTAATATTAGTAGCATTCGATACAGCAGAATTTATATTACTTGAGTTACCTGCCACAGATGTGACATTACTTGCAATACCTGCAACAGTAGTTACGTTAGCTTTGATTCCCTCTACTGCATTCAAATCAGATATAAAATCTGTTGAAGCTAATAAATCTAAATCAGCAATTATTGGAGTAGTTGCAAGTGCATTTAGATCAGCTATAAAATCTGATGTTACAGCCGACATATCTGTAACAAAATCACTAGTTACTAAATTGATTTTTGATACAAATGTACTATCTATAAGTGCCATATCAGCGGCAAAATCAGATGTAATTAATGATGCTTTACCTGCTACAGTAGTAACATTACTGGCTATACTTGCTACTGAACTCACAGCACTTGAGATACCTGCTACTGTTGTTACATTACTACTAATACCTGCTACTGTATTAAGATTAGTTTGATTACCTGCTACTGTATTAATATTTGCAGTAATAGCAGATAAAGAATTTACATTAGCTATTGTTGGACCTGCTTCAACATTACCAGTAGTAGCATTAAATCCTAGTACTGTTCCTTTTCTTGCATCTTTTAGAGGCAATGTCATAGTAGCCGCATCATCAAACTCTTGTAATCTGATAGTTCTATCAACATTATCATTAAAATCAGACTGAATAGCAGTTAAAGTATCAAGTTCAGTATTAAGTTTAGCTATCTCAAAAGCACCTGAACTTGGAAAATCTGTTGTTCTTGATAAAGGTATATCACGAGTGATGACAACAGTACTGCCACCAGTAGCACCAGTGACAGAAGTTGTTACAGTTCCAGTAGAACCATTGCCACCACTCACAGTATATAATGTAGTACTGCTTGTACTTGCATCAAAAGTACGTTCAGTGCCATCAACAAATACATTTAAATCTGTTGAAGCTGTAAAAAACACAAATGGAACAGTAAATGAGGTTTGAGTTGCTCCCTGACTTACTGTGTAACTCACTCGTGGTGTATTTGCACTCAAAGCTATAGTCATATCTTACCTTTACTAGTTTTTGTTATAAATGTCTATCTATTTCTACCTGAGCCTAATGCTCTCAAATCATCATCTAATCCTATTATACCTAATAATGGAAAATTATAAGATATAGTTTTTAGTCCTTCTTCTGTATTATCATTTATAAGGTCATTAGCACCTATTACCCATTCTCTATACATATTTGGTGTAGCACCTAACAAACCAAAAGCAGAATCCCAACCAGTAGCATTATACCTTCCTTTTAACCAACTATCATCAGGATTGTATAAACCAAATGCACCTGCGGCTTCAATGCCTCTATATGCTATCTCTGAATACAAACCTAAAATACCTGATCTATCAGTTATCTGCATCATGAGTTCAGGATAATCTTTATTTTCAAACCACCAATCAGGTTTTCTCATAGCTAAAATTATATAAGCCATACCTAAAAGTGCTATTGCACCTTGTAATCTAAACTTCTTTTGTGGATCAAACATAGGTCTTAGTATTCTTTGATTTGCCGCTAAAGAAAAGTTATAAAATTGAAATGGAAAAGCCATAACTCCTGACTCTATACGAGCAATAGGATATCTATAAGAGCCATCAGCTTGTTTGCCAACAGATGCTCTTGGGTCTGGCTCTATTCCCATTTTTCTCATATAAGGTTTCCATTTTTTATAAACAAAACCATCAGCAATATTAGGTCTATCAAAAGCAGTGGCATGAATTATTGTATTTCTTGCACCATTTGCAAGATAGGTTTGCATTATGGCTTTTAGATTTCTATCTGCTTTTGTTTTATCTGACCAACCTTGTATATTTAATAATGGCATATCAGTATCAGTAAACTGCCAACCACCATTATCAGCTAACCTTTTAGCTGTTGCTCTATCTATTCCATATCTATTTAAATCTTCAATATCAAATTCATCTAAAGAATCATAATTTTTTATTTGTTTATAAAACTTTGGTATTCTTATTGCTGAATCTACAAATTTACCTACAGCAGTAATCAATGACAAACCATTAAACTTATAAAACAAATCTTCAAAAGCATCAGCAGTTTTTTCTATTTTACCAACTTTAACTGGTCTTACTAAGTCACCTAATATTCTATCAACTGCGGCTCTTTGTGATAACTCAAGACCTTCACTAGAATGCTGTAGATCTTTAGCATTAGCTTTGATCTTATCAAAATTACCATCAACTGCTCTAAACACACTCCTTAAAACATTACCTAATCCATGCTCCATGATTGGCATAGCAATAGTTTCAGTAGCCGCAGTCAATCCTGCACCAGTAAGATATGTCATACCTGATAGCTTTCTTGATATTCTAGCAAACTTAGTATCAAATCTAGAAGGATCTCTACTTATCTGTCCTGCAACTTTTTCATATCCTGCTAATAAATCAGATTTTATTTCTGCAATAGCTTTTTGTGTGTATTTTTTTGATGATTGCATTTCTGCTTCAACCATATCTAATAAATAATCTATAGAATCATCACCAAATTTTCTTGCATATTCTATTCTAAATCCCATCATCTTTGCATATTGCGACATAATAGCAGGATCTTTTATAATAAAATCAATAACTTTCCATTCAGGTATATTTGTAGCTCTCATCATTATATGTTTAGCTTTACCAACACCCATAGGTGTACTGTAGCCATAAGGATCATCACCCTTTTCAAGTATTGTATCAACAAACTCTCTACCAACTCTTTGTGCTTGTGACAAAGTTGTTACTGGTATTCTTTCAGGGGTGTCACCTGCTACAAATTTTGTTACAAATCCTTCTTCTAAAAAATGATTAGCAAATATATCTGCTAGTTCATTTTGTTTATCAGGATTATCTAAAAGCATTTGTTTATCATAATAGATTGCCCATTTATAGTTGGCTCTTGTTGGAGCATAATCTACTTCATAAAATTTTTGTTGTTTAAGTAGATTTGCTCTACTTAATCTAAATATTTCTTTTGCCGCCTTATCTTTTTCAGATAAGATTTTTTTATCTAATTCTTTTATTCTTGCATCTAACTTTAGAAGAGCTTTTTTTGTGCCTTCTTTAGAATGAAATACACCCTGATCTTGTGCTAAAATATCAAACTCTCTATAGAACTGTGCAATACGTTCCATACCTTTACGTTTATATTCTGGTATATTTGCAAAGTAGGCTTTATTCCAAGCAGGATTACCATTAAGTATTTGTAATCTAATTATTTCTTCTTTAAATTCTGCTTTAGATGGCATAGCTTTTAAATAATCTTGAGTAGCATCATTAAAGTATTTAGTTTCTAATTGTTTTCCAAAAAGACTTTGTACTTTTTGTGTAGGTGTAACATAATCTATACCTGCAACTTTACCAGTTCCTTTGGTTTTATACATTTCCTCCATATAAAGATTATCAAGATATGCTTCAACATGAAGTCCTTTGCCTTTATATCTTTGTTGCATCATATCAATAGATTGCATAGGCTTACCTTGCATAGATACACTACCATTATATTCTATTTGCATATCTAAATCTTTAACACTTTCAGGTGCTTCAACACCATCATACTTGCCAAAATGTATTCGTCTTGAAGGTAAAAATTTATTTATAAAATTATATCTATCTATCGGAAGTTCTCGTAAACTACTTCTTAATGGCTGTTTAAAATTAGAATCTGTACTACCTTTATTTATTGCATCTTCTTGAGCAAATACTTCATCAGTTTTTGGACTTGGATCTTTTAAATTTTTATGTTTAGAAACAATATTACTAAATTTATTAGCTATACCTCTACTACCACCACCAAGTAATCCTGCAAAAACTGTATTACCTGCAATATTAGTAACTGATTCTTGATATGTATTAAAAGGATCAAAAGGCGCACGAAGAGCTTCACTACCCATACCAAAAAGAAAACCCATCTTTCCTGCTTCTTTTGTGACACCCAAAGCAGACTTAGCCGCCCATGCGGCA